TGTTTGTCAGGTCGTCGCAGTGATCAGTATTGATTCCTCAGTCTGATTACGTCTCTTAAGTAACACTCACTCGTTTCTCTCTTAACTAACACTCAAATGACTCAAGTTCGTACTGTCACCTTCACCAACGTTCAGGACAATGTAGAGCGTACTGTAGAGTTCCCTGATATCAACAAAGCAATGCAATTCGTCAACATTCTGCATATTGGTGGTGTGGATGCTATTGTGAATCTGCTGCCTGAAGATGTAGCAGTCTGATAACACCAACTCCTGTCGCATGAGTATAAACTAGGCACCACACAGTTCACAACACTTTTCTTCTTTATTATGTCTAAGACCGTGATGCTTTCTCTGCTGGCACAAGGTAACACTGGCACTGAGATTCTGTCGATTCTTGATACACTCACTGCTGATGAAGCTACGAGCACTGATGATAATGGTCCTACGCTGAATCCTATCGAGTTCTGATGTCGTAGACAGAGCGTTAGCGATACTAACTGTGTGCCCTCTGGATGTTAATCTGAGCGTCAGCGATGTTGACACTGGGGGGCACTTATGTTATGCTTGGTGATTATAGTGATTCGACAGCGTTTTACGCGGTTCGTTTATATCGCCCTGGGGGGCGTGATGCGTTATAACCCCCCCCTTATTAAAAAAAGCAAACTACCCTAACCTACAGAGGTGACAAATCGACCTCTAAATATCAATCTAATAAAAATTTTCCGGAGTAAAAAATGTTTGGCCGTTGGATTCATAAAAAAGGCAAATCAAGTCCTGATAAACGCTGTAAGAATTATAAGAGCCAATCAAAGACTAACGGAGCAAAAAAGAGAAAGAAGAAATGAGACGAAGATCGCCATATTGGGGATTCTGGAAGGTTGTCTTTGCGGGGTGGTTAATACGTTATCCACGACAGTGCTTTATGATCTTTGGGGGTACGATTGGGTTTCTGATAGTTGTGATATATAATTCGGTTACAAAATAAAACTGAAAGAAAAAATTCCGGAAAATATTTTTATGACTGAAAAGGTTTATCACATCTATGCAAAGGATAGGTGCATATATCACAGTTTATCAGAGAGTAAGTTCTCTGAGACCTGGGAGATGCTTCACAGAATGATTGATCTTCTTGATTTAGATCTTACAAAAGATGATTTAAGTTATGAAGAACTTTGTTTAAGTAAAGAAGTATTGCTCAATTCTTCACATTGACAAAAGCATATATAGACTGATAAAATTGATCTGAAGGTTATTTTCACTTATGGCAAAAGGATTTACAGTAAAAGCAGCCGCACCAAAACCCAGTGGGCAAGAATGGGATATTGATGCGATTAAAGAACGAATGAAAGGTAAGAGTATTGTTTTCTGTCTTCCAGGAAGAGGATGTTCTTTTATCTTTTTAAAGGCATTTGTACAACTTTGTTTTGATCTTGTACAAAATGGAATGAGTATTCAGATTTCTCAAGACTACTCATCAATGGTTAATTTTGCACGTTGTAAAGTACTAGGTGCAAATGTTCTTCGAGGTCCAAAGCAAGTGCCTTGGGATGGTAAACTGCAATATGATTATCAACTATGGATTGATAGTGATATTGTTTTTGATTCTAACAAGTTCTGGCAACTCTGTGATGTTGCTCTCAGTGAAGATGGTACAGAACGCGAAATTGTTGCAGGTTGGTATGCTACTGAGGATGGTCACACAACTTCTGTCGCACACTGGTTAGAAGAAGATGATTTTCGTAAGAATGGTGGAGTGATGAATCATGAAACTGTGGAATCAATCAGCAAGCGTCGTAAGCCATTCACTGTAGATTACACAGGTTTTGGATGGGTTCTCATTAAAAAAGGTGTCTTTGAGAATCTTGAGTATCCTTGGTTTGCTCCTAAGATGCAAGTATTTGAATCGGGTGCGGTTCAAGATATGTGTGGTGAAGACGTTTCATTCTGTCTTGATGCAAAGGAGCAAGGTTATGAAATCTGGTGCGATCCTCGTATCAGAGTGGGGCATGAAAAAACTCGCGTAATCTGATGAATAAAACTTACAATCTTTTATATAAAGGTCGTAAAATTTATACTAATCTCACTATAGAAGAATGTAGTGAGATTATACAAGACTTCTCAGAGCGTTTTTACTCGGGAGAAGACATTGATCCAAATTTAATTGAACTGGAGGAAATTAACCATGGCTAAAGGCGGAAGCAACAAAACTATTTTTGAACCTGGAGCACCTAAGAAAACACGTCAAGGACGTTCTGCTCGCACACTACTTAGTGCAACCTCTCGTAATGGACGTAAGAAAAGGTATCGAGGACAAGGAAAATAGTATAGATAAAGCAGGAAGAAATTCCTGCTTTTTTTGTATCTTAATATGGCATATCTAAATCATAATCTTCCTACTTTTACTTGCTACATTCGCAATGAATTCCTTTATAATCATAAAAAAGGTCATGGTGAGGTAACTTTATGCGATGTACATTCTGTAGCATCCTTAGAGAAGCACGTACCCCTCTTTGAGGCATTTCTAGAGAATGGGGTTAATTGGACACGAAGACCTATTCATGCATTCTGTTGGAAACCTGATGCACCAGCACCAGAATTAGAAGAGTGTATGTGGTGGGATTGCTTTTCTCCTTATATCGATGTTCAAGTACGTTCAAGATTGGCTAACTTACGTGCTGAATTAATCAATTATCGTGGAGAGAAGAATGAAGGAACCTATATGTTCACTCTTGATTGGTCTTGGGAATCAAAATCTACTCTGAACACTAACTTCAGTGAGACTCCAGAGCATAAATGTGCTCATTTTTTCAAGATGGATAATGGAAACTTTTATGCATATCCCAATAATAAGATATTATGGTACGATGATGCATGGACTAAGAATAGAATTACCAAAAATCCAGGGTATGAAATCGATTTAACCGAATATTCAGTTGAAAATCGTCGAAAAATTGAGACTTCCGACGATTTTATGTACGAAATTACAAAAATTCGGGATAGCAACCCCGTAAAAAGTTCTGATTTTAACGAATCAGGAGAACACAATGACCAAAAAAGTCGATAAAGATCAAAATTTCATGAAAAATGAGTGGGGAACTCAATATTTGAGTAGTGAATATGGATGGGATAGTCAAATTCAGAAGCAAAAAATGCTTCGCGAGATTGCAAACGACGAATTAACTCCCAAGAAGCACGATTTTTATCATCAGAATGAAATTCATGAAAAAATTCGTAACGATGAAGACTATGATGATTGGGAATATGGTACAGAACCCCTTTACGAATCCAAAAATCCCTAATAAATAAGATAGATTTATTCATTTTTTATGCCTGTAGAACGGGTAAGTAAGGGTTTTAAAGACCTTAGTATGTCTTTTCAAGTTAATCCAATTAACTACGATCTCATTGCGATCAAAAATGAGACTGCAATTGCTCGTTCTATTCGCAACCTAGTGCTTACATATCCTGGGGAAAGATTTTTTAATGAAAATTTGGGGTCCAAGGTAAGTCGTTCTTTGTTTGAGAATATTGATGACATATCTGCATCAGTGATTAAAGATGAAATTGAGAATACAATCAATAATTATGAACCCAGAGTTGACTTAATCGATGTAATTGTCGATCCTGACTATGATAATAACAATTTTAATGTGACAGTTAATTACTATATTATTGGAATTGATGTTCTTCCACAACAATTATCATTCGCATTACAGCCAACACGATAATGGCATTAGTAAACTTCACAAATCTAGATTTTGATCAGATAAAAACTTCGATTAGAGACTATCTCAGATCGAACTCCAATTTTACTGACTACGACTTTGAAGGATCCAATCTTTCAACGCTGATTGATGTTCTTGCATATAATACATACATTTCTTCATATAACGCTAACATGGTTAGCAATGAGGTTTTTATTGATAGTGCAACACTAAGAGAAAATGTAGTTTCACTAGCAAGAAATATTGGATATGTTCCAAGATCAAGAACTGCATCTAGAGCTATCATATCATTTTTTGTAGACACTACAGGATTCTCTACAAATCCACTTACCTTAACGGTTAAAAAGGGTACGGTTTGCACATCATCTTCATCTTTTGGTAATGAAAGTTATACTTTTGCAATACCACAAGACGTAACAACACCAGTTGTTAACGGAATTGCATTATTTAATAACATAGAAGTTTATGAAGGCACTTTTTTAACATCAAACTTTACAGTTCAATCTGAAAATCCAGCACCTCCACAAAGATACATCTTAGAAAACGCAAATATAGATACATCTACAATTTCAGTAACTGTAAGAGACACTCAATCTAGTACATCTTCAAGAAAATTCATTTTATCTGATAGTTTATTTGATGTTATTTCAACATCAAGAGTTTTCTTTATTCAAGAAATAGAAGATCAAAGATATGAGTTGATTTTTGGCGATGGAGTATTTGGTGAAAAATTACAATCACAAAATTTTATCGAAGCCTCTTATATTTCTACTAATGGAGAATCTGGAAATGGAATTTCTTCATTTACTTTCAATGGAAGAATAGTAGATAACAATAATAATCTAGTTTCGAGTGGTATATCTCTAATTACAACGGTTTCTCCGTCTCAAGGTGGAAATGAGATAGAATCTGTTAATTCGATTAAAAATTATGCACCCAGAATATACTCATCATACAATAGAGCGGTAACCGCAGCAGATTATGAATCACTGATTCCAAAAATTTATCCAGAAACTCAATCAGTTTCAGTATTTGGTGGAGAAGATTTAACACCTCCACAATATGGTAAAGTTTTTATCACAATCAAACCTTTTTATGGACCATTTGTACCAAACTCAGTAAAGGATAATTTAAAAAATAAGTTAAGAAAATATAGCGTTGCAGGAATTGTACCTGAAATTCTAGATTTGAAATATCTATACATTGAACATGATACAACTGCATATTATAATACAAATCTTGTTCCAAGTTCAGACTTTGTGAAGACAATAGTTTCAAATAATATTAATAATTATGCAAATTCCATAGAATTGAACAAATATGGAGCTAGATTTAAATATAGTAGATATCAAGGAATTATTGATGATAGTCATGAATCAATAACTTCAAATATAACCAAAATTCAAATTAGAAGAGACATGAGAGCAAGTCTCAACCAATTTGCAAATTATGAGATTTGTTTTGGAAATGAATTTCACATCAAGAATATAAATGGTTACAATATAAAATCTTCAGGATTTAAGATCTCTGGAATTGCAGATACTTTGTACATGTCTGATATACCCAATCAAAACGAAAGAACTGGAGAAATTTTCTTCTTTAAGTTAGATTCTCCCACTCAACCAGCAATAGTAAGAAGATCTGTGGGAACTATTAATTATATGAAGGGCGAAATATTATTGAACGGTGTGAATATTATTTCAACATCAAAAACTGTTCAGGGGCAGTCAATTGTTGAAATTGCAGCTGTTCCTAAGTCTAATGATGTAATTGGATTACAGGATTTGTATTTGCAACTAGATATTAATAAGAGTACATTAAATATGTTATCTGATGATGTTTCTTCTGGAGCAGATCCTTCAGGAACAACATATACGACTACTTCAAGCTACACAAACGGGAACTTAGTAAGACTATAAGAAATGGTAGATACACGAATCAAGATCAATAAAGTTGTTGCAAACCAACTTCCTGGGTTTGTAAAAGAAGAGTTCCCCTTAGTTGGTGAGTTCTTATCCCAATACTACCTCTCTTTAGAGGGGCAGGGATCCACTTTAGATATTTTACAAAATATCGATCAATATGTAAAAGTTGATAGTTTAACAAACTTAACTGATTCTACAACTTTAGAGAATAACGTTGACTTTATTGATGACACGATTACTGTAACTTCTACTTACGGATTTCCACAGTCTTACGGACTTATTCAGATTGATTCGGAAATCATCACTTATACTGGCATTACAACAAACTCTTTTACTGGGTGCATAAGGGGTTTTAGTGGAATCACTTCATATAGGGGATCAAATACACCAGATGAATTAGTTTTTTCTCAATCTGGAATATCCACACATTCTTCCGGTTCAACAGTTAACAATTTAAGTGTACTCTTCCTAAAAGAATTTTTCAAAAAAGTAAAGATACAAGTAACTCCTGGTTTTGAAGATAGAGAACTTTACTCCGGAGTAAACCAGAATCTTTTTGTCAAACAATCAAAAGATTTCTATTCATCAAAAGGCACAGATCAATCTTTTGAAATTCTTTTTAGGGCTCTATATGGTGAAGACGTTGAAGTAATTAAACCAAGAGATTATCTTTTTATTCCATCTGCTTCTGAATATAGAGTATCAAGAGATTTAGTGGTAGAATCTCTTGAGGGAAATCCAGAAGATTTGGTAAATAGAACTCTATTCCAAGATGAAACTGATATTTTTCCTGGAGCAAGTGGATCTATAAATGATGTTCAAAGAATTGTCAGAGGAAATAAAGACTATTATGTAATAAGTTTAGATTATGATTTTGATAAAGACATAACTGTAGAGGGTTCTGTTTTTGGAAGATTTTCAGTACATCCCAAAACAAGACTTATAACCTCAGTATCTACGGGTTCTACGACCCTTGATGTAGACTCTACAGTTGGATTTCCCACCAAAGGTACACTAATTGCAGATTATAGTGACGGAACTTCATCAACAATTACATATGAGTCAAAAACACTAAATCAATTTTTTGGGTGCTCTGGTGTAGATAGAACTATTGATTCTACTCAAGATTTAAGAGTAGATGCATATGCATATGGATATTCTGGATTGAGTACAGATAATGTTGTTAAAGTAAGGGTTACTGGAGTTCTTTCTGAATTAGATTTGTTCACAAATACTTTTTATTATGAAAGTGGCGATATAATACAAACTAAAACTCTTGGAATTGATTTAACTTCCAATATCTCAAATAATTGGTTTTATAATATTGCAACTTCTTATGAAGTTCAATCAATAACTTTACAAAATGCATCAAACTTTACATACAATGTAAGAACTTATGATAAACACAGTTTTGTAGTTGGAGACCCTGCCAAAATAATTTTTTCCGATGGTACGGAAAGAACAACAAATATTATTTCAATTTTAAACCAAAATACGTTTGTAATCAGAGGTCAAGGTCAACTTGATGTGCAAAAAAATTATGTTATACAAAAAACATTATCGAGAGTAAATTCTAATAACTATCCAGAACTAAACATTTATACAACTAATGTTCAAAACTTGTATGCTGATGGAGAGTCTTTGTATGTGGCTTCTCCATCCATACCAAATTACTTAGAACAACCACTAAACATTAACAATAGATCTGTCGCTTTATCTGGTACTTTTAGTGGTGAAGAAATTTCAATTTCAAATCATGGATTCTATACTGGCGATTCTGTAACTTATCGTCCAGTAAATTCTACAAACACATTAAACATTTCCGAGGGAATTTATTTCGTAAAGGTTATCGATGAGAATACTATAAAACTGTCTAGAAGTAGAGCTAATATTTACAACGGTAATTACATATCTGTTTCAGGTACAGTATCAAATAATCTCCTAGAATATACTCCTTTTGCATATCAAAAGTTAGAACCTCAGAAAATAATTAGAAAAATTTCTGATGCAGTAAATGATGAGAATGATCATGAAACTGTTCCCGGATTGACAGGGATTCTTGTAAACGGAGTAGAGATTTTAAATTATAAATCTAGTGACTCAGTATATTATGGTCCAATAGAAGAAATAGATGTAACTTCTGGTGGATCAAACTATGATGTCATAAACCCACCAGTTCTTGAAGTTACTGATGATGTTGGATCTGGTTCATCTGCATATTGTGAAATTGAAGGAAAACTAGAAAGAATAGAGATTATTGACGGTGGGTTTGATTATGTGGAAACTCCAGTCATCACTATTACTGGAGGAAATGGATCTGGAGCGATAGCAAAACCAAATCTGGTTACTATTAATCATTCAGTATCTTTTAATTCAATCGAAAGTGCTGGATTCGTAAACTTAACCAATAACACTGTATCGTTTTCAACTCATCATAAATTTAGAGATGGTGAATTAGTAATCTATGAAACAGATGGACAAACTTCTGTCGGAGGTCTTTCTACAGATTCACCATATTATGTTTCTATTCAGGATTCATTCACAGTCAAATTTCATAAAACTTTTTCGGATGCAATATCTGAAGTCAATGTCATTGATCTGACATCTTATGGTGTTGGTAATCATATAGTAAAATCTGCAAATCCCAAAAAAATAATAGGATCTATCTCTATTGAAAATTCAGGAAGTGGATACAAAAATAGAAAAGTAACTGTTTCATCATCTGGAATTAATACTTCTTCAAATATTATTACAGCAAAAAATCACAGATATCGTAGTGGTGAACTTGTTTACTATACCCCAGGAACATCACCTATTGAAGGACTTTCTCAAGGATCTTATTATCTTACCAAAATAAATGACGACGACTTTAAGTTATCTCAAGTTGGTGTTGGATTTACCGCACAAGATTTCTATTATAGGAACTCTCAATATATTGATTTAAAATCTACAGGATCCGGAATTCAATCTTTCAATTATCCAGAAATTCAGGTTACAGTTTCTGGAACAATTGGAGTATCTACTAGAACTAATCAAGATTTCGATGCAGTAATTCAACCAATTTTTAGGGGAGAAATTAATTCAGTATTTGTGGAAGATGGTGGAGTTGGTTATGGATCTTCGGAAATTTTAAACTATAATAGACAACCTACATTTACATTAAATTCTGGATCTGGAGCTCAACTTCAAGCAATTGTTTCTAATGGAAGAATATCGGAGGTATTAGTTCTTAACTCTGGATCTGGTTACAACTCTCCACCAACATTAACAGTTGAAGGATCTGGATCAGGAGCTATTCTCACTCCATTGATTTCTAGTGGAGTTATAACTGAAGTTAAAGTAGTTGCAAGTGGATCTGGATATTCCCCTTCAAATACTTCTGTTACAGTAACTTCATCTGGATCAAATGCACAGTTTTCATCTACTCCAAAAATTTGGATTGTTAATATTTTTGAGAGACTATTGCAAAATGATCAAATAACTGATGATGACGGAGTTATTACAAAAGGAACTAATCAATCTTTTGGTCTTCAGTATTCTCATCTATATTCTCCAAGAAAACTGAGACAATCAGTTTTTGGAACGAAAATTGTAAATGGAAATACTGTTTATGTACCGGATCTTATTTTAGAAAACGGTAGAGAAGTCTTATCTGATACACACTCACCAATAATTGGATGGGCATATGATGGAAACCCAATTTATGGACCATATGGTTATTCATCACTTACCGGAGGATCTGTAAGATTGATGAAGTCTGGATATGAGTTATCTGTCCCTACAGATAGACCAAATCCTGTTGATTCATTGGGCAACAATATCTATCCAGATGGTTTCTTCGTAAACGATTTTTCTTATAAAAATTCTGGAGACCTAGATGAATTTAATGGTAGATTCTGTATTACTCCAGAATTTCCCAATGGAATTTATGCATATTTTACATCAATAGATACACAATCTTTAGAATCATCACCACCATTTAAAAATTATAGGAAACCAGTATTCCCATATTTTATTGGCAATAAATTCAAATCAAAACCAATAGATTATAACTTTGACAGATATTCAAATCAAGATGATATTGATTTGAATTCTACTAATTATTTTAGAAATACTACACCATATAATCTATTAGACCAAAATTCTTATTATGATTTTGTAGTGGATCAAAATAAGATACAAGTTCAAAATACAGTAATTACCGGCACAACTTCGGGAAAGGTAGAATCTGTAGGAATCATAACTGGCGGATCAAATTATCAAGTTGGGGATCAGTTATTATTTGACAACTCTGAAACTGGTGGAATGGGTGCAGCCGCAATAGTATCATTAGTTTCTGGAAAAGAAATTAAAGATATTAGCATTGCCAGTACTAGTGTTTCTAATGTAGAGTTTACACCCATTAATATTAATGGATATTTTATTGGATTTGCCACTTCTCCACATAATTTAAAAAATTATGACATAATATCAGTCAGTGGATTAAACACAACAGGAACTAATTTACAATCTTTATTTGTTGCAGGTATATCTACTGATTCATTTACTCTCAAAAATGATGTTCCCGATAGTTCAACCACAGGAATCATAACTTACTTTAATGTAAGTGGAAACTTATCATACCCAACTATTAGAGAAAATGATGTATTGGGAATTGGTACTGAAAGAATTAAAGTTTTAAATGTAGATCCAGAATCTTCAAGAATAAGAGTTTTAAGAAGATATGAAGGAACTGTGGGATCTTCTCACACCGGTTCATCACTATTGATAGAAGATCCAAGAAAGTTTTATTTCAGTTCTGGATTGAGCAACACCAAATATCAATATAATCTAACTAGGGAATTCTATTTTGATCCCAGTGAAACTGTTGGAATTGGGACCACAAGTGGAGTTGGTATTGGATATACCTTAAGTTTTTCAAACCCTGGAGTAGGAATAACTCAGATTTTTATTCCAACAAAAGCACTTTATATTCCTGATCATAATTTAAACACGGGAGATGAATTAATTTACAACACAAATGGTGGTGGATCTATTGCCATTTCTACTAATGGTATTGCAAATTTCATCCTAACAAATTCTCAGGTTGTTTATGCAGCAAAAATATCAAATGATTTGATTGGAATATCAACATCTAAAGTTGGATTGGGAACAAATGGAAGCTTTGTAGGTATTAATAGTAGTTTGTATGTGAATACTCTTTATTTCACTGGTATTGGTACTGGAAACAATCACAGTTTCAAAACAAATCCAGAAAATATTCTAAGAGGAACTGTAAACAAAAACTATGTAAATGTTTCTACAGCTTCCACTCATGGATTAAATTTATATGATAGTGTATTCATGGAAGTTCTTCCAGGAATCACAACAACAGTTTTTGTACAATACAATGATTATCATAGAAAACTAATTATTAATCCAAGAAGTTTTGTTTCTGGTGATGTTGATACTTTAAATAATACCATTACTATTCAAAATCATGGTTTAGTAACAGGACAAAAAGTACTTCACACATCTTCATCACCTTCTGGTGGATTAAAATCTAATGAAATATATTATGTTTATGTTATTAGTAATAATCAATTCAAATTATGTTCTACCATTTCAGATTCATTTAAACTCAATCCAGTTGTAATTGATATTACCAGTGCTTCATCGGGTACTATTTCGAAGATAAATCCACCACTTGCAATAGAAAGAAATAAGACAGTTGTATTTGATCTTTCAGATTCTTCACTGTCATTTACAAATAATTCTATTTTATATTCTGCTTTTGATTTTAATATTTACTCTGATGCAAATTATAAGAATAAATTTTATTCTAGTTCTTTCAACAACACATTCGAAGTAACTAAGAGTGGAATTGTAGGAATTAGTACAAATGCTCGTTTAACTTTAAAGGTAACTGACACCTTACCAAAGACTTTATACTACAACTTGAATCCAGTAAACTTAGATCTAAATTCTAATGTCAAAAAACAAATATCTGTAGATAATGAAAACGTAAAGAATAATAATACTTTAGTTGTTGTTGATAACATCCTAAACAAAAAACACTTAGTCACTGGAATTGGATCAACCACATTTACATTTAATTTAACTGAAAGTCCAAGTGAGTCATCATACACTCAAAATGACGGGATTCTTAGATATTCAACAAATTCAAACACTGCTTATGGATCAATATCAAATATAAATGTAAATTCTGAGGGAAGAGGCTATAAGAGACTCCCTGGTATTTTCTCAGTCTCCTCAATATATGGAAATGGAGCAATCCTTATACCCGAAAGTAATTCAATTGGTAAAATATTGAAAACTAATATTCAAGATATTGGATTTGATTATTCATCCGATAAAACTTTGAGACCACAAACTCAAGTTCCACAGATCTTAAGAGTAGAACCATTTTACTCTTTTGAAAGAATTGGAATCACATCTGTTGGTGTTAATTATTTGACCGCACCAAACTTAGTGGTTTTGGATGGGAAGTCAAACCAAAGAATAACGGATGTTGATTTACGTTATAGTCTTGGGGATACTGAGGTAAGTATATTTAAAAATACAGAATCATTAAACAATAGGACTCCTATTATAATTCCTATCAATAATTCAAATGGTATACCAGTTTCGTCTATATCATTCAATAATTCAACAAAAGATGTAACAGTTTCTCTAGGAGTAAGTTTTAGTTCTATTAGTGACTTTCCATTTGAAGTAGGAGACTCTATTTTAGTAGAAAACATTAGTGTTGGTATTGCTAGCACTGCTAGAGGTTATAATTCTTCAAATTATAATTACTCATTCTTCACACTTACCCAAAGAGATCCCAATATTGGTGGAGCAAATGCCACAATAACATACAACCTTTCAGATTATTTGCAGGATGGAGAAATTGCTGGCACTTATGATCCCATAAATTCTGCAGGAAGAGTAATTCCAACAAAACACTTCCCGATATTTGATATTTCTATTATTTCAAATGATTTCTTAAAAAATGAAACTGTAACTTCAATTTCTGCATCTGGAATTGTCAATTCTTGGGACAATAAAAATGGATATCTAAAAGTTTCTTCAACTAAAAACTTTAACATTGGAGAAACAATTGTAGGATCTTCATCAAATACCATCGCAAAAATAGTTTACATATTTAATGTAAGTTCCAACTACTCTGTAGATTCATCATCAATAGTTAAAAAAGGTTGGTTAAATGACACTGGATTCTTAAACAATGATCTACAAAGATTGCATGATAATGATTACTATCAATACTTCTCATACTCATTAAAATCCAAGGTTCAATATGAGGATTGGAATAATGCAGTAAGTTCTTTAAATCACACTGCAGGATTTAAGAAGTTTAGTGATCTAATTGTAGAGTCCATAGATTTGGATAATATTGGAATAACTACCGAACAAAATCTTGGAGATTTTGTTGGAATTTCTGATTTAATTTCAATTATTGATCTTAATTGTGTTAATGATTTTGATTTGGCAACAGAAAGAACTCTCAACATAGGTTCTGATATCTACTCTGATGAAATTGTATTTAAATCTAGGACCATTCAAGATTATATTGAATCTATTGGAAATCGTGTTTTAGTGATTGATGATATAAGTGATCAATTTAACAGTAACCCTAGACCCGAACAATATAACTCTATTGACTTATTCCTTTTAGATTCTGCTAGAAGTAAAAAGTATATAATATATGCCATTGATAAAAGATTTACTGGCGAAAGACAAATAATTCTAGTTACTCTTCTTCATAATAATAGTGTTGGTTTCTTAAATCAATATGGAAGGGTTGAAACTGTATTGGATTTGGGTTCTTTCGATTTCAATGTCGTTGGAACAGAAGGTCAACTTCTTTTCTATCCAACAAAATATTTGGTAAATGATTATAATTTGAGTCACGTAGCTTATAATATTGAGGACACTATCGCAGGTATTGGATCTACTGATTTTGGAGATACTGTAAAGATCGCTAGCAGCACTGTAACTCTACCATCAGGAACTAGTTTACCTACAACTATCGTAGGTATTGCTTCCACATATAGATCCTCAAAAATTCTTGTTCAATATAGTGCTGTTGATAATTCTTACTTTGAGTATGATGAATTAACTGTAATACATGATGGTACAAATGTTGAATTATTAGAATATGGTCAATTAAGTACGGATACCTTAATTCCAACTTCCTCTACTGGAATTGGAACCTACAGTGCATATTTGTCTGGTTCAAACTTAAACATTGATTTAACTCCAAATGTTGGACTTGGTGTTACATATAATGTAAATGCAATTAGAATATCCATAGCAAATACTTCTTCAACCGGAGTATCAACATCAACATTGACTACAACAATTCTTGGCTCTAGAATAACATCTATAGCATCAAGCACTTCTCCAGTAGCAAATGTGGTATCACAATATTCTAGTGACTATTCATGTGCATACTATGTGGCAAGTATTGAAGATACAACTAATGGTCAGTATCAAGTTTCTGAAATTATTGTTGCCGATGATGGAATAACTTCATCTATAACAGAGTTTGGAATTGTTCAAACTGGTTCTAATCTGGGTGATTTTGATTGTTCTATTTCTGGAGGCAAAACTCAACTTACATTTACCCCAATATCAAATATAGATGTTCAAGTAAGAGTCTTCCAGAACGCATTGCGTTTAGTTGATACTGGTAACCCAAATACTTTTATTGACCTCAATAATGCATCAATAAATTCTGGATATGGTGATTATACAGGAACAGAAATCGATATTAAACGTTCTTTCAATCTTACCCATAAACAACTACCTATTTTTGAAAGACACTTTGTTGGTAGTGCATCCACTGTTGTTGACTTGACCAATAACCTAATTAAAATTCCAAATCATTATTTCGTAACTGGTGAAGAATTGGTTTATAGTTATGCTGGAACTGGAACTACACAAGCAATTGGAATTGTTACCACAAGTATTGCTGGTATTGGAACTACAGATAAACTTCCAAACACAGTTTACGCAATAAAAGTAAATGATATTTCTATAAGACTTGCATCATCTGTTGAGAATGCACTAAAAACCGTTCCAACGTCTCTTACATTATCCTCTGTTGGTATTGGAACCTTACACACATTTACATCAAAGAAACAAAATTCAAGAGTTGTTGTTGGTATTGATAACGTAATCCAATCTCCTATTGTTGCAACCGCAGTCACAACTACTTTATCTAAAGAATCACTTATAACTGATGATATAATTACTATCTCAGGTATAACATCATTCTTTGGTGGAGATTTAGTGAAAATTGATGATGAAATAATGCGAATCAATACTGTTGGATTTGGAAGTACTAATATTCTTCTAGTACAAAGACCTTGGATGGGCACTGGAATTTCCTCTCACTCAAATGGAGCTTTAGTTACAAAAGTTGATGGTGACTATAACATTGTAGATAATACGATTAACTTTATCACTGCTCCATATGGACCAACTCCAATAGGAACAACAACAAATAGTCCTGATGAAATTGATTATACTGGAATAACAACTCATTCTACATTTAGTGGTAGATCTTTCATGAGATCTGGTATTCCAAATACAACAGAAGAACCCTACAGTAAAAACTATGTTTTTGATGATATTTCGTCACAGTTTACTGGATATTCAACATCATTCAATTTAAAATCTAATGGTTTAAATGTAACTGGATTCTCAACAGATAATGCTATTGTTCTTGTGAACCAAATATTCCAAGGACCCAAAAAAGTTCTTGGTGGTGGAAACGTATTTGGAGATTATGATTTATTGGAAAATGTTGGCATCACCAGTATTCAGTTTACTGGGTCCATATCTTCAACTTCATATGATATAAACACTGCAAATGTTCCTTTAGGTGGAGTAATTGTTTCTGTTGGATCAACATCCGGATTTGGTTATCAACCTTTAGTATCTGCAGGAGGAACAGCTGTTGTTTCTGGACTAGGAACCATTTCATCTATTAGTATTGGTAACAGTGGTTCTGGATATAGATCTGGTATTCAAACTGTTGTAAACGTAGGTGTTACAACTTCTAGTACTGGAACACCAAATATTGAGTTTATAGGAACTGCTGCAATAAGCGGTGGACGCATTGTTAGTGTTGCGATCACGAATCCTGGAACTGGTTATACATCATCAAATCCACCTATCGTCATTTTTGATGATCCACTTTCATATTCAAATATTCCCTTAATATACAGTTCTTCTTCAGTATCTGGTTTCGGTACAGGAGCTACTGTCAATGTTGTTGTGGGTCAAGGGTCAAGTGTAATAGATTTTGAGATCACAAATCTTGGATATGGATATGGTCAAGGTGAGATTTTGACTATTGATGTTGGTGGAACTGTTGGAATACAGACAGATAGTTCTTTACCATTCAGTGAGTTCCAGATTATCATTGACAGAACATATTCTGATAGTTTTACTGGATGGTCTTTAGGCAGTCTTTTGACCATTGATCCATTAGATTCTTTATTTGATGGAATTGCAGTTTCTTTCCCAATCAAAGTAGATGGAAACCAAAAAACTATAAGAGCTAAGACTGGATCTCCAATAGACGTTGAAGCTACCTTGTTAGTATTCATCAATGATATTTTACAAGTTCCTGGTCAGGGATATATCTTCAATGGGGGAAGTTTTATTACATTTACTGAACCACCAAAAGTCGGCGATACTTCAAAAATTCTTTTCTATCAAGGAACTTCTTCGGTCGATGTTCTTGATGTTGATATTTTAGAAACAATAAAAATTGGAGATGAAGTCAGATTGAATGATGATAACATCTCATTCAAAGAAGATGAAAGAGTTGTATTTAGAATTAATTCCGCAGATAGTATTGATACTAATGTTTATCCTGGACCAGGAATTTCTTTAGATCAGAACTATGAAAGACCTTTAATTTGGTGTAGACAAACTGAAGACAAGTTTATTAATGGATCTCCTGTTACTAAAGATAGAATTTTATATGAACCATTGATTTATCCAAATACCAGAATAATTCAGTCCGTTGGAATTGGCTCAACAGTAATATTTGTTGAAAGTGTTAAGACTTTCTTTGACAGTTCGAAAGAAAACTTTAGTGGACAAAATGTAATTAAAATTATATCTCAAGATAATGTAGTTGGAGCGTCTGCAACTGCAATAGTCTCTATTGCAGGAACAATTAGTACAATATCCGTAACTAATGGTGGAATTGGATATACTTTTGCACCTTCTGTTACAATTGCAAATCCTGTTGGGTTGGGAACCACCCAAAGATCTGAGGCAATCTCTTCAATTACTTCCGGAATTGTTACTTCTATTATAGTGACTTCGCCAGGAACTGGTTATACAACATCAAATCCACCTGTTGTGTTGATTGGAGAACCAGGTGTTTCAGATTATACTGAAGAAATATCTTCAGTTCAATACTCTGGAGATTTTGGAATTATTTCCGGAATTTCAACAACTTCTGTTGGCGTTGCATCTACAGGAATTGTATTTGATTTAGTAATACCTTCAAATTCATTCTTGAGAGATGCATCTATTGTTGGTACAGCTATAACTGTTAGTGGAATTCAAACTGGGTATTACTTTGTTGTTTACAACACAAATATTGGATTTGGAGTAACTTCTCTTAGACAAGATGGATCTGTTGTTGGCGTTGGTTCTTCTTTCTTGGATAATATCTATGAGGTCGCTGCAGTTTCAATTGCACAGACAAGTGTAATTGGATTTGGAGTTACTTATGTTGCTAAAGTTACTGTTAGTGTTAGAAACTACAATGGATTAGTTGGAACTGGTTACAGTAATTTCTTTGGAGAATATAGTTGGGGAAGAATTTCTACTCCAACTAGAATAAATGCAAAATCATTTAATGCATATAACAATGGAATTTTGGGTGTTTCCACATCTCCAATTGTTGAAAGGTATAACCCACTCAAATACTTAAATTATAACTAATAAATAGATAAAAAACTGCAAAATGTCTGCAATTATAACTGATCAATTAAGAATACTAAACGCAAAGAATTTTGTTTCTGCAGCAACTTCTTCTACAAATTCATATTATTCTTTTGTAGGTCTTCCCAATGCAACTAACTATTCTTCGTCATGGGATACGACACCTCCTGCCCCTAAAGATAGTTTTGAACAGGAGAATGATTATTGGGATACCATGATTGCATTGAAGAAAATTTCTGCAAGTGATGTTCGTCAAGTAGTGAGAAAAGTTACCTGGACATCGGGTACAACTTATGATATGTATCGTCATGATATTAGTCGAACAAATACTTCTAAACCATCTGGTGCTACAAGTTTATATTCTGCAAACTATTATGTTGTAAATGAAGATTATAGAGTTTACATTTGTCTTCAAAATGGAACTGATCCAGAAAATCCAACTGGAAGACCTTCACTAGATCAACCAACTTTCACTGATTTAGAACCAAGAACTGCAGGTGATAGTGGAGATGGTTATCTTTGGAAATATCTCTATACAATTAAACCCAGTGAGTTGGTAAAGTTTGACTCAACAAACTTTATGCCAGTTCCAAGTAATTGGTCATCAAACTCTACAGATGCTGCAGTTAGAAACAATGCGGCAACAAGTGGTCAGTTGAAGATTGTTACGATTACTAATCGTGGAGTTGGATTAGGAACTGCGAACAGAACATATACTAGAGTTCCAATTAAAGGTGATGGTTCTGGAGCAGAAGCTACTATTGTTATCAATAATGATTCCAAAGTAGAATCTGTGACAATATCAAAGGGTGGTTCTGGATACACTTATGGAACAGTGGATCTTGTGTCTGGTAATGTTCCAACAGGTTCAACATCTCCTATTTTTAATGTAATCATTCCTCCTCAGGGTGGACATGGTGCAGACATTTATAGGGAACTGGGAGCATATAATGTTTTAGTTTATTCTAGAATTGAAAATGACACAGAAAATCCAGATTTTATTACTGGAAATCAAATTGCAAGGGTTGGTATTGTAGAAAATCCTCAGTCATATAACTCTTCAACAACTCTAAACTTAGATAAAGCTAGTGCAGCTTACGCATTGAAATTAACTGGACTTGGATACAGTAGTGTTACTTTTACTGCGGATAATACAATAACACAAACAATTGGTGTTGGATCTACTGCTGTTGGTAGAGTAATTTCATATGATCAAACAACTGGTGTTTTGAAATACTGGCAAGATAAGAGTTTGGTTGGATTTAATAGTGATGGTTCTCTGAAAACAAATCCAACATATGGGTTCCAACTGAATAGATTTACATCAACTCCATCAACAGGAGGTTCTGTAAACATTATTGGTGGAAGTGCAACTTTAGGTATTGATACAAACTATACGGGTGTATCTACTCAAATAAATAATAGAACATATTACCTTGGACAGTCATTTACCAATGGTGTTTCCAATCCAGAAGTCAAAAAGTATTCTGGAAATATAATTTATGTAGATAATAGACCTTCAATTA